AACTTGCCAAGCAAGGAGTTGATTTGCAGAGTGATGAATACTACGAGGCAATAGATACTCGTATGCGGCAGCTCTTCCCAGATAACTTTGGGGACGGAGTTGCAGAACCAGAGGCTGGAAAGCCAAAACGACAAGCTAATGTGGTTGCTCCCGCGACGCGGAGCGTAGCCCCTAAAAAGGTTAAATTGACGCAAACACAAGTAGCTATAGCGAAAAGGCTTGGAGTGCCGATTGAATTATACGCCCAAAAGGTTGCAGAAGAAATGAGGAAAGAATAATGGCTGAGAATCGAATAAACCGAGAACTTGAAACCCGTGAAAAGACACCCCGTAAAAAGGCTTGGCAGCGCCCTGAAGTTTTACCTTCACCTACGCCAGAGCCAGGATACGCATACCGTTGGATACGGACAAGCACACAAGGTCAAATAGATCCCACCAATGTGTCCTCTAAATTACGTGAAGGTTGGGAACCTGTGAAAGCAGTCGATCACCCAGAAATAACGTTAGTTACTGTAGAGAATGAAAAATTTGCAGATAATGTTATAATTGGTGGTTTAATGCTGTGTAAGGCTCCTCAAGAATTAGTAGATGAGCGTACCGATTATTATAAACAGCAATCGGATAACCAGATACATTCAGTTGATAACAACCTCATGCGAGAAAATGACCCCAGAATGCCGATATTTAATGATCGAAAATCAAAGGTCACTTTCGGAAAAGGTAATTAATTTTAATTTTAATTTTTTGGAGATATAAATCATGGCTTATCCAACTATCGATGCCCCCTATGGGCTAGTACCTGTTGGTTTGATTGGAGGACGACCTTACGCAGGTTCTACTCGCCAGATGAAAATAGCTAGTAACTATGGTACAGCTATTGGAAAGGGCGATCTAGTAAAGCGCGTAAGTGATGGCACAGTCGAGCGCGACGGAAGTACTTCAGCTTTGCCAGCTACAGGCACACTAGGTGTGTTTATGGGCTGTCAATACACTGACCCAAATACTAGTCAGTTAACATTTAACAATCAATATCCTGGTAGCATTGTCGCTAGTGATATTTATGCGTTTGTTGTTGACGATCCTGATGTACTGTTCAAAGCGGCAGTATGTTCTTCAGGTACAACTATGGCTACCTTGGGACTAACTTGTATCGGAAACAACGCCCAAATTATTAGTAATACACTAACTACTAGTAATGGCAGGTCGAAATTAGCGATCAATAGTTCAATCGGGACTACACTTTCGTACCCGTTTAAAATAATTGATGTAGTTGAAGAGACAAAAACAGGCAGCGACGCTTTTGCTGAACTTATTCTTGCGTATAACGCACCTTATGAAAGCAGTAATATTGCTGTAGGTGGTCATGCGTATAGAGTAGCAACTGGCTTATAGAGGAGATAAATAATGGCTATTTCACGCGCACAACTCCTTAAAGAACTACTTCCTGGCTTGAACGCATTATTCGGTTTAGAGTATGCAAAGTACGGTGAGGAACATAAGGACATTTTCGAATCAGAAAGTTCTGACCGTTCTTTTGAAGAGGAAACTAAGCTATCAGGCTTCTCCGCAGCACCAGTCAAAGACGAAGGCTCTGCCATCGAATACGACAATGCTCAAGAGGCTTTCACAGCTCGCTATAACCATGAGACAATCGCAATGGGCTTTTCAATTACTGAAGAGGCTATTGAGGATAACTTGTATGATTCTTTATCATCTCGTTATACTAAAGCGCTTGCTCGTGCTATGGCGTACACAAAACAGGTTAAAGCAGCTTCAATTTTGAATAATGCTTTTGACTCTGGTACTACTTATGGAGATGGAGTGGAGCTTTGTTCTACTGCACACCCATTAGTTTCAGGTGGTACTAACTCCAATGAACCATCAACCGCGGCTGATCTTAATGAAACTTCCTTGGAAGCGGCTATTATTCAGATCGCAGGTTGGACAGACGAAAGAGGACTTCTTATTGCCGCAAAGCCTAAGAAGTTAATCATTCCAGCAGACTTACAGTTTGTTGCGACTAGATTACTTGAGTCTACTGGTCGAGTATCTACAGCGGACAACGATATCAATGCGTTACGTAGCATGAGCGCTGTTCCTGAAGGTTGGAGTGTTAATCATTATTTAACTGACACTGACGCATGGTTCATGTTAACTGATGTACCTAACGGTCTTAAGCACTTTACCAGAGCTGCAATGGCGACATCTATGGATGCTGACTTTGATACAGGCAATAGCCGATATAAGGCTAGAGAAAGATATTCTTTCGGTGTATCTGATCCATTAGGAATATATGGTTCGCCAGGAGCTTAATAGCTTGATTAATTAAAAATTAAAGGGATGACTCTTGCGGGTTGTCCCTTTTTACTTTATACTACCCTTACCTTGACAGTTACATGGTGTAGCTGACAACAGCCAAGACAAGGAGATAAACATGGCTAATACCACATTTAAAGGAGCAGTACGCTCTGAGAACGGTTTTAAAACTGTCACTAAAAGTAGTACTTTAGGTACTTATACCGAATACTCAAACATGAACTCATCAGGTAATTTATACCTAAAAGGTGGTTCACACTTACAATACGCTGCGACTACAGGCTATGGTCCTTCTGACTTAATTGTTGGTAAGGGTGGTAGTCAATATGGAACAGCTAACCCTTGGGCAGAAAGCTCAACTCAGTTATTTCCATTAGGAAGTATGCTTCATTATGGTAACAATGTGTACCGTTATGGGCAGATGGGGTCAGGAGCGGTTACAGCAGGAAAACTTGTCCAACACGCTGCAGCTGTTGCTCATCATAATAATATGCAAACCACTGGCGCTGTTAGCGCAGGGGAGACAGCTATATCTGTGGAAACAGGTGGAACTGACCTTACTCTTAATCAATATACCGATGGGTATCTTTGGGTAAGGGATGGCACAGGAGAAGGGCAAACATTAAGAGTAAAGTCTAATCCTGTACACGATCATTCAGATGATCCTAGTGTAATTATAACTTGTTACGATGCTCTTAAAACAGCGTTAGGAAGTGGTTCCGCTACTGAAGTTTCGTTAGTCGCTAATCCTTACTCAGGACTAATTGTAGCCCCGACCACGCATACAGGAGCTTGTATGGGCGCAACTGTGGTAGACATGACAGCCGATTATTATGGTTGGCTCTGTGTGAGCGGACCTCATGCTGTCCTTGCCGATGGTACGTTAACCCTTGTGAGTCCTGCAGTTCGATCAGATGGTACAGCAGGTGCGGTTGAAGTTCTTGATTCAGATGCAGATGCTGAAAGTCAGCATATCGGTCAGGTTATGGAAGTCGCGGCAAGTGGGGAATACGCCCTCATTTGGATGAATATACATTAATTAATCAGGAGGGGGTAACCCCCCCTCCAACTTTATAGGAGATGTAAATGGCGATTTCAGACGTAAAGGTGTTAACAATAGCCGATACAAATGCCGCTAGTGCTACTCGTCTTGTTACTGCAGCCCGACCCAATACTTCAGCAACTATGGCTAATACTACCCACGCAGGTGGTCAGGCTAGAAATGTTACAGTAACTACAGCAGGTACAAGCGATAACGCTAAAACCTGTACTATTACAGGTACAGATGTTTTTGGTGATGCTATGACAGAAGTTATAACGTCAACTAGTTCAGCAGAAACTGTTGCAGGGGCTAAGTATTTCTTGACTGTATCCGCAGTTGAATGTTCTGCACAATATTCAGATAATATAACAGTGGGTTCAGGGTCTCTCTGCGCTCAAGCTGTTGAAGGAAGTAATAGAATACGACTTAAAGGCATGTCTATTGTTTCTGGAGGTACAGCAGGTACAGTATCGTTTTACAACGGTGCGCCCGAAGATGGCACAGTTCTTTTTACTGCTAGAACAGTAGGAACAGCCAATGAAACTGTTGATAGGTCTATTCCTGACAATGGTGTTTTGTTTGATAGTGGTATGACAGTGCAATATACTCTGGATGTCACTGATATGTTAACCGTATTTTATGGATAGGAGAAGAAAATGAGTACTAGAGAAGATCGTATGAGCAGCCGAAATCTAAAAAGGACAGACGAGTGGGATGCACAAAGTGAGGCTAAATGGAAAGATAGGGGTCTTAGTGGTTTTAAGGAACAGCAAAAAGAGAAATCTAAAAATCTAAAAGCATGGGCAAAAGATCAGGATTTAATTGAAGAGTTCGGTATCGATGCCCCTAGAGCAAGAAGTTTTGGTGTAAACCCTAATGTGGCTAAAGGCAAGATGAATGTTTCTGGAGAACTCGATATGACAGATGAAGAGTTAAGGAAAAAATTTGGTAAAAAAGCAGGGGGTAAAATCAAAAAGAGTAAAAAAGTCCGTGGGGCAGGTATTGCCAAAAAAGGCGTAAGACCCGCTAAAATGAGGTAGATTATGGACGAAGAAGAACAACAGGTACGTAACGAATATTTCGATAACGACGCTATTCAAAATGTAATGAGTCTTCAGCAATTTGCTAGGTCGAAAGGGGTTATTATAGAACCTGAAGGTAAAAAAGCAGGTGGAAAAATTAAATCCTACAAAAAAGGTGGTAAAGTCCGTGGAGCAGGTATTGCTAAACGGGGCGTAAAAAAGTGTAAGTACAGATAATTATTTAGGAGATAACTATGTCAAATTTAAAAATGGTTCAAGTTGGTACGGATATGAACGACAATCCTGTTTATAACGTTATGAACGAGGACGATAAACTTGTGACTACGACTATAATGACCGAAGCTGAAGCCAAAGCAATGATAGAAGGGACACCAGAACCTGCCCCTGTAGAAGAAGTAGTGGAAGAAGCTGTAGAAGAAATTATTGAGGAAGCAATTACTTCTGATGCTCCTAATTATGAATCTATGACCAAAGTAGAATTAGAATCTTTAATGAGAGATCATGGAATAGAATTGGATAGACGTAAAACTAAAAGTGACTTGTTAGCAGAAGTTGACGAGTACTTTGCTTCTCATATGAAAGATTAATATCCAATGGCTACGTCAGGAACTACAGCATTTGAAATGGATTTCACAGAGATCGCTGAAGAAGCCTGGGAACGTGCGGGTCGTCCATTACAGTCTGGGTATGATTTAAGAACTGCTCGTAGGTCTATGAATTTATTGACTATTGAGTGGCAGAACAGAGGTCTAAACTTATGGACTATTGATAGTGGAACTCAGACTTTAACAGCAGGAACTTCCCAATATACACTTCCCGCGGATACCATAGATCTTTTAGACCATGTCATACGGACAAACGCAGGGAATACAACTACTCAATCAGACCTTTCCGTAACACGTATTGGTGTGGGTAGCTACTCGGCTATACCAAACAAGTTAACACAAGGTAGACCTCTTCAGGTATGGGTAGAACGACTACAACCCGCTCCTAAGATAAACTTATGGCCCGTACCCGATTCTTCTACGACGTATACGTTTGTATATTGGCGTTTACGAAGAATAGAAGACGCAGGTAATGGAGCTGAAACGCCTGATATAAACTTCCGTTTTTTACCTTGTCTGGTAGCAGGTCTTGCTTATAATATAGCTATGAAAACTCCTGAACTTGTAGCGCGTATACCTACATTAAAAACAGATTACGAAGAGCAATACGCTTTAG